GTAAAATTATAATTATTTAGGAGAAATTTTTTATGGCATCTAGTTACTCAACAGATTTAAAACTCGAACTAATGGTCACTGGCGAAAACGCTGGTACATGGGGTGATAAAACAAATACAAACTTAAATTTAATTCAACAAGCAATCGCTGGTTACGAAGCAGTAACAATTACTGATTCAGCTACAACTGCTTTAGTAATGTCAAACGCTGCATTATCAAATGCACGAAACATGATTATTAAATTTGGAACTATAACTTTAACAGGTGCAACTACTGTAACAATTCCAGATGGAATTGAAAAATTTTATATCTTTGATTGTAGTGCTATAACTGATGCACAAAATCTTACAATCAAAACTGTTAGTGGTACTGGTTTTTCTCCAACTACTGCTGGGGCTGCAAGTCCAAAAATTTTTGCAGCTTATTCAGATGGAACTAATATCACAGAAATTTCTTTAAACACTTTAGGTGGAACTATAGGTACTGCTCAAATTGAAGCTGCAGCGATTACAACTGCATTAATTTCTGATAACGCAGTGACTACTGATAAAATTTTACAATCAAATGTTACTACTGCAAAATTAGCGGCATCAGCTGTTACAGGAAATAACATTGCTCAATCTACAATTACACAAGCTAAACTTGCTACAAACTCAGTTGGTCCAGATCAATTAATTTCAACTGGTGTTACTGCGGGTTCATACACTACAGCAGACATTACTATTGATGAAGATGGAAGAATTACTTCTGCTGCATCTGGTTCTGCAGGTGGTGGGGGCTACACTATAACTTTTTTTAGTGGAGGACCTGCATCTGGAACTTACACTACTTCTCCAACTGGAAGTGCTTATCAAGCATTCCTTTGGTCAGGAGGTGGCGGTGGCGGTGGTGCCAAAGATAACTCTGGAGGTGGAGGAGGAAATGGTGGCCCTGGTGGTGCTGGAGCTTTTGGTTTTTATAAAGGTTCTGTTACATCTGCTACTGGTTATCCCTATTCAATTAGTGCTGCAGGAACTGGCGGTAATATAGGATACGGAGGTAACCCAGGAAATCCTGGAGCACCAACTACAATTTTTGGAAACACTGTAAATGGTGGTAACGGTGGTGGTGGTAACCCTAATCGTTACACTGCTGGAACCCCAGGAAATCCTGGTAGTGCACCAGGAGAACTTTTCCCAGCAATGCCATCTGGTATTTTTGGTGTTAGTGCAGGAAACCCAGGAGCAGGAGGATATCTTAATGTTCCTGCTAGTAATGGAAACGCAGGAACCCCAGGTGGACCTGGTTATTTAATTGTATACGAAGCTTAGAAGGATAAAATTATGGCTTATATTATATTTGTTAATGGAGAAGACAGAGCTTATAAAATAGCTGCTAACGATTCTGATAAAGATAATTTAAATTTTGTAGCAGAACATTGTACTGTAAAATCTGTATCAGATGCTGATTTTAATAAAATAAGATTAAATCAAGCTTGGGCTTCTTTATCAGGAGACACAATTACTTATAATGATTCGGTATTTTCAGGATTTAAATCAGCAGATGAATTATCTTCTTATTTAAATAATGTTAAAAGTTTAGCAACAGCATTTGTAAATGCTAATCCATCTCATCCTAAAAAAACTGAAGTAGAGAATTATATTTCAGTTATAAATGGTATAGATACTTCTTCAATAGTTCCAGATGCAGATACACCTTTGGAAAAAACTTGGGAACAATATTGCCAGGATAATGGTATAACTTTTTTACATCCTTTACAAATACCATAATAAGCTATATACAGTTCTAGATGAGTGTTCTAGAAAACCCAAAAGATAGCTTATCTAATTATATTAGATTTTATGACGATGTTTTACCAAAAAATACATTAGATAAATTTTTAAGAATTTGTGAACAACAAAATAAATTTGAACAAGGTAAAATAATTAAAAGCAAATCTTCAAATGAAGATCCCAATACTATTAATACAAAAGTTAGAGATACTTTAATATGGTATTTATCTAATGCAGATTTTGAAAAATCTCTAACAGATATTCATTGGTGTTCTTTTTGGGTTTATCAAATAAAAAACTTTATAAGAAGGTATTTTGAAGATCTAAAAATTGATTATTCAAAATGTCCAGTAACAATAAAAGATATACAAGTTTTAAAGTACGTAAGACAAGGGCATTATGTTTTTCACATAGATCATGGAGAACTTGTGCCAAGAACTTTAAGTTTTATTTTTTTAGTCAATGAAGATTATAAAGGGGGTGAACTGGTGTTTGGTTTACCTGATTTAACTAAAACAATGACTATTGAAAAAAAATCAAATAGACTAATAATTTGGCCAAGTAATTTTTTATACCCACATTCAGTAACACCAGTAACAGAAGGGATAAGGTATTCAATAGTAGCATGGGCATTATAGGAAAAGATTTTAAATATAAAACAGTTAAAGGTTTTTTGAATAAAGAAGAACTAGATATTTTAAATATTTATTGTGAAATAAAACATAGAACAAATTTATCTAATTTTGATAATCAGCAAAGCGATATTTTTGATACATACTTTTATGGGGATCCTTTATTAGAATCTATCATGTTAAAAAAACTTCCTTTAATGGAAAAAGAAACAGGTAAAAAATTATTACCTACTTATTCTTTTTGGAGAATGTACACTAAGTTTGCAGATTTAAAAAAACATTCAGATAGACCTGCTTGCGAAATAAGTGTTACAGTTAATATAGGAAGTGATGGAACAAAATGGCCAATATTTATGGAAGGCACTCCTATAGATTTAAGTGAAGGAGATGCTGTTATATATTTAGGTTGTGAGCTAGAACATTGGCGAGAAGAATTTAAAGGAGATTGGTGTGCACAGACTTTTTTACATTATGTAGATAAAGAAGGAAATAACAAAAATGAGTTTAGAGATAAACGATATTATTGGGGAGTACAAAGATGAAGTTCGTTCAAAATAAAGAAGATGGTTCTTGTAAGATTTATTTTTCAGAAAGAGAACAAAAAATAATAAATGAAAAAGGTGAATTACATTTATCAGCTGAGAATTTAAGACATTTTGGTAATCATTTAGTAAAAATAGTTTCTGAGTGGCAAGTAAATTTTAGTGAAGAATTACAAAATAAACAAACTTTAGCTGATAGTGAAGTACCAGGCGAGTAATTTATAAGATGTTAACCTTATCTGTAAATTATGGTATAATACGGCATGCCTTTAACAAATGTACAAATAAGACCAGGATTTAATAAACAAGTCACAGAAACAGGAGCCGAAGGGCAGTGGACAGATGGTGACTTTGTAAGATTTAGATATGGTCTACCAGAAAAAATTGGTGGGTGGGAACAGATAACTGGTTCTACTTTAGTCGGAGCCGTTAGAGAGCAAATGGTTTGGGCAGATTTAGATGGTAGAAAGTACGCAGCTCTGGGTACTAACAAAGGATTATTTATTTATTACGAAGGTGCTTTTTACGATATCACTCCTCTTGATACAGCACTTACAGGTGCAACATTTGATACCACAGATACTTCAGCTACTGTTACCGTAAATTATGTATCACACGGTTTAACTATAGGAGATTTATTTACTTTTACAAATGTAACTCCACCTGTTGGAGCAGGTTATGTAGCGTCTGATTTTGAGACAAATACTTTTGAAGTAATTACTACACCTGATGCAGACACTTTTACAGTAACAATGGCCACCGTAGCAACAGCAACTACTTCCGCAAGTGGTTCTGCAGATATTAACCCATACGCAACGGTAGGTCCTTTATCACAAACTTATGGATACGGTTGGGGCACTGGTTCGTGGTCAAGAGGTACTTGGGGTTCAGCATCTACAACTTCCTCAGTAATATTAGATCCAGGCTCATGGTCATTAGATCATTTTGGTGAAATACTTATCGCAACAGTTAAAAACGGTAAAACATTTCAATGGAGTCCACTACATTCGAATCCGTCTGCATTAACAACTAGAGCAACTATTGTAAGTGGTGCTCCAACAAGATCAGTTATGTCTATTGTGTCTGAAAGAGATAGACATTTAATTGTGCTTGGAACTGAAACTACAATTGGTGATCCAACAAAACAAGATAAAATGTTTATAAGATTTTCTAATCAAGAAACTTTATCTGACTATGCACCTACTTCTACGAATACAGCAGGCACATTTAGACTAGATTCTGGTACTAAAATTATAGGTGCAGCTAAAGCTAAAGATTATATATTAATACTAACGGATACCTCTGCTTATATAATGCAGTTTGTAGGAGCTCCTTTTACATTCTCTATTAGACAAGTAGGATCTAACTGTGGTGCTATCGGTCAACATGCAATGAAATATGTTAATGGTAGAGTATGGTGGATGGGTCAATCTGGAGGTTTTTTTGTTTACGATGGCACAGTTAAAGATGTGCCATGTTTAGTAGAAGATTTTGTGTTTACTGATGACGGTGACAATCTTGGCATAAATTATAATTCTGGAGAAATTGTTTACGCAGGTTTAAATAATCTATATGAAGAAATAACTTGGTTCTACGCTAAATCAGGTTCTGAAAAAGTAGATCGAATGGTGACTTATAACTATACTGAAAATACTTGGACAACTGGATCCTTATCTAGAACTTCTTGGCACGATGCTACTTTGTATGATAATCCATATGCAACTAAATTTAATTCAACAGGCACTCCTACTTTTCCAACTATACAAGGAGTCACTAATGTAAATGGAGCTTCCACTTATTATGCACATGAAATAGGTAATAACGAAGTAGATTCTACAGGTGCTAAGACTGCTATTCCAGCATTTATACAATCGGGAGATTTTGACTTAGCAGTTGAAGGAGATGGTCAGTTCTTTATGAGCATGAAAAGATTTATACCAGATTTTAAATTATTAACTGGTAATGCTGAGGTAACTATTAAATTAAGAAGATATCCTAGCGACACAGCTACTTCATCACCTCTAGGTCCTTTTACAGTAAATAGTTCTACTGAAAAAATAGATACAAGAGCAAGATCTAGATTTGCTAGTTTAAAAATTGCAAATACTTCTACAGATCAAGATTGGAGATTTGGTACTTTTAGAGCAGATATACAACCTGATGGAAGAAGATAATGGCTAGAATTAATATCAATATTCCTGAACCTACTTCAGAATATACTGAAGAAAATCAAAGACAGGTTGCACAATCTTTACAAACATTGAAGGATAAATTAAACACTTCTTATCAAGAAGAATTAAAACAGGAAGTCGAAAGAGTTTCTTGGTATACAATGAGGTAATATGAGTTGTAATAATGTTAATGTAGAACCAACAGTTATTGGCGGTGGAAATGGATCAAATGCTTATGATGCGTTTGGAAGACTAAGAGTTTCTAATCCATTTACTATTTTTGATAGTACAAATGTAATGTCAAAAAATAATCTTTTTGATGAATCTTTAACTGGATCAGGAACAGTTTCATATACCGCAAATAAATCTACAGTTAATTTAAATGTAACTACAGCTAGTGGCGATAAAGTCATAAGACAATCAAAAAGAGTTATGTCTTATCAACCAGGTAAGTCATTATTTATATTTAATACATTTGTAATGAATGCACAAGAATCTGGATTAGAACAACGTGTTGGAAGTTTTGATGCAAACAATGGAATCTTTTTTGAAGACACTGGAACAGGTTATCAAATTGTAAGAAGAAGTTATACATCAGGTTCAAGTGTTGATGATCCAATTGCACAGTCAGCTTGGAATGGTGATAAATTAGATGGTACAGGAGCTAGTGGTTATACACTCGATCCAACTAAAGCAACTATTTTATTTACGGATTATGAATGGTTGGGAATGGGAAGTGTTAGAGTTGGTTTTGTAATAGATGGTAAATTTATTACAGCACATACGTTTTTAAATGCAAATAATTTATCAACTGTTTATATGCAAACTGCAAACTTACCAATAAGATATGAAATAGAAACTACAGGAACGATATCAGGTGCAGCCGTATTACAACAAGTATGTTCTTCTTGTATGATTGAAGGGGGTTATTCTCCTCAAGGAATTATTCAATCAGTTGGAACTGCTTCATTAGCTGGAGTTACTTTAACAACAGCTGGTACATTTTATAATTTAGGAACTATTAGAATTAAATCAGGAAGACCTTATGCACTTATTATTCCTCAAGGCTTTATAGCTTCTGCTGTATCTAACTCTGATTTTGAAGTACAGTTAAGACAAAACGCAACTCCTTCAACAGCGTTTTCATACACAAGTTATTCTGATGATGTAGAGTATGATTTAGATGGTACTAAAACCATAACAGGTGGAACAATTATAAATAGAACTTATTTATCTGGTAAAGGAGTTTCTATTGAAAACTTTGGAGATGGTTTTAATTTTGAATATCAACTTGGACAAACAATAGCAGGTGTATCTGACACACTAACTTTATGTGCTAAAGGTGCATCTAATAACGATGGTGTTATTGGTTCAATAAAATGGTACGATACGACAAATGGCTAATATTTATAAAAACGCATTCTATGCACCGACTACTACTTCAGTAATCACTGTATATAGTTCTCCATCTAATTCGAGAGCAATCATACAGAATATACAAGTGACAAACGAATCTGGTAGCAAAGTTGTAAAAGCAAGTATTACAGATGCAACTAATACCTCTACTATTCAAATAGCCTATGCATCTATCTCTGGTCCTACGATATGCAATATAGCTAAAGGACCAATCATACTTGAAGAAAGCGATACACTTAATATTGAGTCTAGCACTAGCACTGGAGTCACAGCTGTGGTATCTATATTAGAAATAAATAGATCCGATCAAAATGGCTAGTGATGATTGAATACCAGAAGTATATACAATTTTTATTATCAAAAAAACTAAATGA